AACCAAAACAACTTTTTGTTTACAATCCTTATCGTCCTGGTCAGCGTTACTATCCTCTTCCAGATTATGTAGGTGCACTACGAGTAATCGATTTAGATTCAGAGGTAGATAATTTCCATATCTCAAACATAAAGAATGGTTTAGCACCATCTTTAGCAATCACTACTTTCACAAACGCTGATCCTGATCAACGTAATGAAATCGAATCAATGTTGCGTTTGCAATATCAAGGTTCAGGAAACGCAGGGCAATTAATGTATATGGATGTTGATGCTCCAGAAAATGCCCCTATTATTACTCCCATTAATGGTAATGGTTCAGACGACTATTACATTGCCATCAACGATATGGTAAGAGAGAAAATATTAACAGCACACAGAATTACCTCACCAGAGATTTTTGGTATTATGACCCCCGGTAAATTAGGAGGTAAAGATGAGGTAACAGATGCTTATTTATTGTTTCTAAATACCGTAATTCGTCCTTATCAACAAATACTATTATCTGAAATAGAGAATTTCTTACATTTAATGTATCCATCAGCTGGTGAATTTTCAGTTGGTGTTCAGCAATTAAGACTATTTAGCGATGGTGAGACAGAAGTTGATGTAATAACCTCAGTAGAATCAGAAGCAGGTGAAGATAAAGCACTTGAAGCAGAAATAGAGCAAACAGATCAACAAGCGGAAAACGAAGCAACAGCAATAATTTAATAAAATGACTACAACTCTAATTATATCAGAAGAAAAGTTACGTGAATTTACTGACATCAATGATAACTTAGATTCTAAGTTGTTAATGAATGCAGTTCGTGAGGCACAAGACATTTATCTTCAACGCCTAACGGGCACTTCACTCTATGAGAGAATATTAGCTGATATTGATGCTAATACTTTAACAGGAGAATATCAAGATTTAGTTGATGATTTCGTTCAACCATTTTTGATTTATGCTTCTTATTGGGAATCATTAGATGCAATTTATATGCGTCCTAGAAACAATGGTTTGTTAATTCCCACAGGTGGAGAAAATAGCGTAAATGTTGAACGAAACATGTACGATGCTAAGCGTCAGGCAGTAAATAACAAGATGCAATACTATGGTGATCGTTTAACAAATTATTTAATTCAAAATGAGGGTGAATTCCCTGAATTAAACGATAATGGACCATACTGGAAACAATCACCTGATTTTGGTCCAGGCTACAAATCACCAGTAGTATTTAATAGAACTACTCGAGCATATCACCTAGGAGGAGCATTAGCTGCTGGACTACGATTAGGTGATTCACGCTATCCTTATATGGTTTATGGTAGTGATGTTTTTTACCGCGGACCAAGACCTTGCTAATATAAAATAATATGGGACAAAATTTAACAGGACAATTAATTTCGGCTACCTATGAGGATCTAGTACAGATCTCAGGTAGCTCAAGAAACTTTCTAACAGATGGTACTGGTAGTAATATTACTAGCTTAGCAATTACTGCTTCATTTGCTACTTCAGCATCATTTGCTACAACAGCTTCATTTGCTTTAAATGCTGCGTCGTCGGTTAATACAGGTAGCCTAATGGTTACCGGTAGTGCTACATTAAATGTACTAACATTTACAAAAGGTGATGGAAGCACATTTGCTTTGACTGTAAACACAGGTTCAGCCGTTTCTGTTAATACAGGTAGTTTGTTAGTAACCGCGTCTATAAGCAATGCTACTACCACATACACCAAAGGCGACGGTAGTACGTTTGCTCTCACTGTAAATAACGTACAGAACGCGTCTACAGCAAGTATAGCCACGTCAGCATCATTTGCTACATCAGCATCATTTGCCACTACTGCTTCATTTGCTTTGAGTAGTTCAGCAAATAATCTTACTTTACAACAAGTAACTACTAATGGAGCTACTACCACTAATTCTATAGTTGTAGGAAATGAACAAGCTAAAGCATTACAAGTATTGGGTGGTTTAGAGATTAGTTCTTCTCAATACCCAACTTTAGAAATTCAATCTATTGGAGGTACTTATGACCCAGGTGTAGTATTACAATTTGGTTCTACTTATGTAGGTTCAATATCAGCTAATTCTTCTACTTTAGATATTGCACATTTGACAGGTGGTACAGTTGCTATTTCCTCAAGCACCGATATAACTGGCAGTTTGAGAGTTACCCAAGGAATTACAGGTTCATTACAAGGTACAGCATCATTTGCCTCTACTGCTTCATTAGCACAAAATATTGTTAATGGTTTATCTCCTACATTCAATAATATAACAGTAACAAACACCGCTTCATTTGGATTTATTGAAGCTGTTACAGGTTCAGCAGTTTATATTGGTGAGTCATTTGTAGTAGTTAATGCATCTTCACCCGCTGTAAGATACGCAGGTATAGCAGTATTTGATTCTGGTTCTTCTCCTATTGCTTCAGCTTCTTTAGAATGGGATAGTTTAAATGATACTTGGATTACTCAAGAAGAAACAGGTAATACATCTGTAATTATTACAGGTCGTACTGGTTCTAGAGGTTCAGAAACTTATACTACTGTAAATAAATTACAAAAAGGATTAGGATTTAATTATATTGGTGATTCCTCTATTACAGATAATGGTACTAATGTAACATTTACTACTCCAATAGCAGGTACATCAATTTCAGCCTCTACAGGATTCTTAGGTAATTTAACAGGTACAGCATCGTTTGCTACCTCAGCATCGTTTGCTCCCTCTACTCCAGCTTTTCCATTTACTGGTTCTGCTATTATTACAGGTTCATTAATTGTCACTGGTTCAGTATCAGCTACTGATACTTTAATTATGGGTTTGGTTGGTATAAACACTAACCATATTAACATTGTAAATAAGGGTTATACTAATACTATTGACCTCTTTTATGATGGAATAGCTATTGGTAGAGATAATGTTTTAAACTTTCAAGGTAATGGATTTGGTAATGCTGCTTTAGGTTGGGTTAATACTTTAGGGGCAGGTAATTTCACTTCTTATAATGTTTTGATAGGTAATAGCAATACAATTAGTGGTAATGGTTCTAGTCGTATCATAGTAGGAGGTGAAAATAACATACAAACTGGTGGAGCTGGGGCCACTAGTAGTTCTTTTAGTGCTATATTGGGAGGTAATCTTAATAGAATTGGTGATTGTATTAATGCCGCAGTTATTGTAGGTACAAATAACACTGCTAGCCATAATAACTCAGTAGTAATTGGTGGTTCAAATATATCAACAACCGCAGCAAATACTGTATATGTTCCTAACTTAAACGTATCAGGTTCTTCAACATTCTTACAATCAACAGTACTTAGTGGCTCTATTAGAGGTGAAGTTAAAGCTTTAACTATTGCTAGTAATACCGCCTCACTTGATTGTGCTTTAGATAATTTTTATACACTACAATTAGTGAGTGGAAGTAATACGTTTATCAATCCATCAAATATTCTACCAGGTCAAACTATTAACTTGAGAGTAAATACAACAGGTTCAGCAACAGTTAGTTTCCCGACTACAGTGAAACAAGTATCAGGTTCAGCATATGTTCCTACTACAACTACTGGAGTAGATGTTGTAACATTTATTTCATTTGATGCTACATCATTGTTATTGAGTAACGTTAAAAACCTAGTTTAATGTTTACACCATTTGCGTTTGTAAAACAAGATTTACTAAACCCATTTATACAAGCCACAGGTGGTACTGTTACTACCTCAGGTAGTTTTAAGATTCATACTTTTACATCATCATTAGATTTTGTAGTTTCAAGTACAGGCTCTAATCCTAATATTGAAGTTTTAGCTGTTGCTGGTGGTGGTGGTGCTGCTACTGGAGCAGGTGGAGCTGGTGGGTTAATTTATAGTGCCTCATTTGCTATTACACAAACTACATTCCCTGTAGTAATTGGAACAGGAGGCACAGGTTCACTTACAGGAACTGGTGGTGCCGCTCAAAAAGGTCAAAATGGAGCAAACACAACTTTTAGTACTTTAACCGCTACTGGTGGTGGAGGAGGTGGAAACACTGGTGATTCTGGACAAGGTAATGGAGCCAATGGTGGTTCAGGTGGTGGTGGTGGAGCTTTTACAGGGACAACTAATGGAGGTACAGGTACTTCGGGTCAAGGTAATAATGGTGGTGGAAATGGTAGTTCGGACAATGCCTACCCATCTGGTGGAGGTGGTGGTGCCGGTGCTGCTGGAACTGGTGGTACTGGAGCTCTTGGAGGAACTGGTGGTAATGGTTTACAATATAATTTTACTGGTACTCCTACTTATTACGCTGGTGGTGGTGCTGGAGCATTATATATTGGTAATAGTCCTGGAACTAGTGGTTTAGGAGGTGGTGGCAGTGGAGCCACTACAGGTAATGGAGGTAATGGTACAGCAAACACTGGTGGTGGTGGTGGTGGTGCTAGAGGTAATGGTTTTACAGGTGGAAATGGAGGTTCAGGTATTGTAATCATCAAATATCAATTCCAAGCATAACACAATATTCCCTAGGGCGCTACCTTGGGTGGGGAAACGAAAGTTTCCCCTTTTTTTTGCTTAAACGTGTTTTTTTGACATTCCACCATATATTTATACTCATATAACAATAAAACAAATGTCTAATGAAAAATCAAAAATATCCTCACCTAAAAGAACTATTTCACACTGATAAGAATGCTTATTATAATGAGTGGAGAAAACTTAACCCAAGTAAATTCGTTGTTAAGGATGAATGGCGTAAATTAGAGGATTATACTTACACTGAATTACCCTCTGATGTTATCCCAGTACCTAATTATCCAACGTATTACGTGCAACCAAATGGTGAAGTATGGCGTGATACGAGAGGCATACCTAGCGCAGTTAAAACCGGTAAAGAACGCGTTTTAAAGCTAAGATCAACATATACCCCTAAAAACGGATATTGGATTATTCAACCCTATAAAGATGATAAAAAGAAAGCAATTTATCTTCATAGATTTATCTTAACAGCATTTAGGGGCCCAGCACCTGAAATTAAAATGGAATGTCATCACATAGATCACGATACCTCAAATAACGCAATTAATAATTTGATGTGGGCAACTCGTCAAGAAAATATTAATTACAGCAGACATAATATGATGGGTCCTAAAAAAACATATGCTACTGGGAGGAAATTATCCAATACTAAATGGTCATATCTATATCCTCAAATTTCAAAATTAGTGAGTTTAGGATTACGTCCTGTAGATATTGCTGGTCAATTGGATATGCCATCTAATTTAATTTATGCTATTATAAAATTGATTGAAAAAAGGAACAATTAAATTTGGCTCCTCTCGATTTTGACATTATCTTGTAATAATTATAATCACATATAGGACTGAAATGTCCAACGTAAACTAAGCGGGTGGTGGGTCTTAGGTAGCGGGTAGTAACAATGATTACTACAACTTGAACCAAGGAGTACTGATTACTAGCGTAAGTACTGGAGGTTTGGGTGGGCTAGGATTCTAAAATAATAATAACACTCATGAATAAGGAGGAAGAAGATAAGATAATTAGGGATAGAGATAGATGGTTTAGAGATAATTACGTTTGGTTTAATAGACAGGTAAAGAAAAACATCACTAAACCCTCAGGACCAATGGTTCAATTTCATGATGATTTGATTCAAATCGTAGTAGAACAATTTCTAACACGCCCATTACTCCAGCAAAAACAAATGTTAGATGATAATACTGTTTCAAATTATCTTCTAGTTTCAGCAGTCCGTCACCTACAATCTTCTACATCTCCATTCTACAATATTGTTAGAAAAGAAAGAATGAAAGCACGTTCAGGGGCTATTCCAGATAATTCAAATGAAAACGAGAATGAACCATTTGAACAATATGATTGGTATCAATGTTATAAAAGAGTATCAGGTAGTATGTCATTTTACTATAGAACATTATTGGAGGATAAGTACATGTACCAATTGACTTTTGACGAAATTAGAGCCAAATACGACATCACAAAAAATAGTTTAGTTTCAGATATTAAACTAGCACTACAATACGTTCGCTGTAAATGCGACCCAGACACTAAATGTTAAAACTATGAACACTATTTACATACTCATCATTATTGCAATAACATTGGTTACAAACGCATCTCTATCGTTTGCGATGCCTTATATGAAAGCCCAATGGAAAGCGTTTATAACGCGTATAAAACGCAAGTTAAACACACCTAAACCAGTTAATTGTGTTGCATTAGAGCAACGTGTTAAGAAATTAGAAGCGAAATCTGCACAAAGACAAGTTAACTTCAAATCTCGTGTTAGAGAAGAAGTTATTGAATACCTCGAACAACTAAAAAACAAATAAAAAATGGGATTCCAATTTATAGATGCTGAGACTCGCAACCCAACACCTCAACCACCCTCACACGAGGAGCTACAATCTGAAAAATTAACACAAAAAGAAATGATATGTGCTGATATACAAGCAAAATTATCTGAACTTGAGGAATTTATTGATGAAAATCGTTTATTACAAAAGTTCTTTGCATGGCAAGCGTTACGCGAGCAAATGAAAGATACAAGCGCAGAAGTAATAGAATGATTCAGATTTTAGGACTTAGTGCAATAGCACTTTTAACAATTAAGTACTTTAGCCCAGTACAACCCATTAGAGAATGGATAGTTGGTAAAATTATTCGTTTTATGGTTAGGTATAATCAATTTTGGTTACAACCATTAGTGCAAATTTTATCTTGTCCTTTTTGCTTTGCGACTTGGCTTACATTGATAGTTACATTTTCCATATACAAAGCAGCTATTGCTGGTGTATTAACAATGATATTATTACATTGTATTGAAGCGTTAAATAAATATTTGTATGAAAACGATGATGATGAGTAAACATTATATCTACGAGATTTTTGGGCGGAAAATAGGCGCTACCAATGATGTAGAAAGGCGAATGAAGCAACAAGGTGCAAAGGAAGGGGAATACCGCATTATTGAAGAACATACTAATGCTAAAACCTGCTCTATTCGTGAAATTGAACTTCAGAAAGAATTTAACTATCCTGTAGATAAAATTCAGTATTGGAAAACATTAAAGTGGTCAAAAAAAAGTCAAACACCCCAAGCACAAAAAAAAAGAGTAGCTAATACTGATTATAAAGCAATTAGTAAAAAAATAGATTATAAAGCTAGAACAGCTAATACTAATTATAAAGCTAGAACAATTAAAACCGATTATAAAACTAGAACAGCTAATATGGACTGGGTAGCTAAAGCTGAAAAATGTAAAAAACCAATTAATCAATATGATTTAGAAGGTAATTTTATTAAAAGGTGGGATAGTATTACAGATGCTGCTATTAAGTTAAATGCGCAAATTGCAAGTATAGGTAAATGTTGTAAAGGTAAAGGTAAAACAGCTAATAAATCAATTTGGAAATATGCAGGGTAAAATAACAAGAGATCAAGCTAAATGGATTTTAGCAAATTACGAACCTATTCGCGGGTACGGCAAAATAGGTAATCACCAAGGAGTGATATTAGAAACATTAGGATTAATGCGAGGACAACCTGTGCATATGGGCTGCAACTGCGAACTCGGAAGTTTAGCCCGCATTTGTAATGATATGTTTGAACAGAATAGAGTAGAAATAGAGGCGTTAGCCAATTCAGTTATAGAAGATGCAACAGAAACAGGGATATAAACCATCGAATCAAAAATTGAATCCTAAAGGAAAATTTAATGAGAAGAGTTGGGTTAAACTCTCTAAACGAGAGATGTTAGACATTGATCAAGTAAATAGGGCATTATATAATGATATGAGTATATCCGATATTTACACACCCTTTGAAAATATGTATGTTCGAACAAAACCACCAAAACCAGGAGCAGGTAGAATAGGCAATAAAAGAAATAATGAGCAAGAGCAATAAAATAGAGAACATCAGCAATCTACAGGAATGTGTTGATTATATCCTAGATAATAGGTCAGGTTGGTCGCAATTTACTTTGTGGTACGTGGAGAAATATGGTGCTAATCGTAAATACGCTAACCTAGTTTGGAACGAGGCTTGGAAAATAATCATTGATGATTTTGAAGATAGTGTAAAACAATCAGTAACAGAAACAATGCTGAAATTGGAGCAAATTGAGGAAGCAGCTATTGAAGAAAACGACAGACGCATTTGGTTAGAGGTAGTAAAATACAGAAATAAAATACGTGGTGGGGAGATTGAACGTAGTGAGGTTAAGGTAACCGGTAATATTTCCCTCAATTGGGGAACTGATCCAGGTTTATCTAAACTAGAGCAATAAATGAATGTTACGCTATTTACTCCACATACTGGACAACAATCTATTATTGAGGGGTTTGCTGATAGTAATCATAAGTTTGGGGTGGTTGCTACTGGTCGTCAATTCGGCAAGTCACTACTTGCTCAAAACTTGATGCTATATTGGTTATTGTCTAATCCAGGTAATAAAGGAGCATGGGTAGCCCCCATCTATAATCAATGTAAAAAAGTATTTAATGAATTAGCAAATGCGTCACACGAAATTATCACAAAACAGAATAAAGCCGACCTTAATATTGAGTTCGTTAATGGTTCTACTCTACAGTTTCTTTCAACCGATAACTATAATACAATTAGGGGTTTTTCCTTTAATTTCATGGTTGTGGACGAGGCAGCATATGTAAAGGAGGAAGCAATAAATGAGGCAGTATTTCCTACTTTATCTGCTATTGGAAAGAAATGCCTAATTATATCAACACCTAAGGCAAAAAACTGGTTCTATACGTGGTATTTACGCGGGTCAAACCCAAATAACGAGACCATATCATTCAAGGGTAGAAGCGCAGATAACCCGCATATAGATCTTGATTTTATTAGTTCACAAGCATCATCACTACCGTGGGAAATTTACCTACAGGAATATGAAGCACAATTCAGCGAGGCAACAAACGATGTTTTCCGCAATTTAGAAAATGTATGTATAAGAGATGGATGGGAAGAACCTAGAGGAAATGCAAATTATTATTTCGGAGTTGACGTTGGACTCGCTAATGACTTTACCGTTTGCTCCATTATTGAAGATTCCGGCCGCACAGCGAAGATTCTTAGATTTAATGGGACAACATTTGAAGATGCTGGAAAGACTATCTGTACTGAACTACGAAAATACAATGTTAGAGGAGGATATTGTGAAAGCAATGGAATCGGTAGAGCAATTCTTGAACTCATACAATCCGAGCGAATCAAGGTTACAGGATTTACGACAACGAATGAATCTAAAACCAGGGGAATCAGGAAGCTCATCGCAGACATCGAGTCTGGAATGATTGAATTACCAAGTAAAAAATTAATGCCTGAATGCTATAAAGAATTATCGGCATTTACCTATAAGATAAACAATACAGGTACTATTTCATTCACTCACCCATCTGGTTTTCATGATGATATAGTAGATGCTATTTGGTTAGCTAATTTAGCACGTAATGAGATAGCATTTAAGAAATCTGGAATTTATATTGGTGGCCCTAAAATGAGTGAGGCAGCTAAGGTTGCTTGGGGTTCAAACGTAAGATAAACTTAAACGTGCCCACGCAAGAAATTGTTGATAACTTTACCCCATAATATTTAACATATGAAAAAATATAACAAATTTGGAGCTGATCATAAGAATGTAAAATTGAATTTATATGATATAGAGATCGTATCTGAATACAATGGTAAGAAGATAGATGAAAATTCTATAGTAGCAAAAATTATAGGCACTGAGGAAACATTCTATATTTTTATTCTCCCAAATTATGAGGAAAAATGGGTTAGAATGGGATGTGATTCAAACACTGAATTTGCCCAGCAAGTAACTCAATTGATGATGGAATCAGGTGAGGCAGAATATTTGATTAAGGAAGTGTACAATAAATGTTTTAATAAACCTGAGGTGATAGATGGGCTTCCAACATATAAATCATCTTTTGATCAATTTATGAATTAAACGTGGATATACAGATATACGTTCGTATATTGATGTATAATTAATAATTAAATAAACAAAGGAAAAATGTCAAATCAAATAAATGAAGTTGTTGAAGCAATAGAAGCCCTAACAGAGCAAGTAGAGCAGTTAAACAATGAAATCAGCAGCCTAAACCGAGGACAGATATGGAGTGGTACGCTAGTAGATGCTCTAAATGAAATAGCAAAATCACTTCAGGAAAAGAAGTAATATGAAGGGGGTGGTTAATCCACCCCTTATTCGTATATTCACGTATAATTAAAACAAAGGAAATAAAGGAAAAAGGTTATGACAAAGAAAGAAATGATTGCTAAATACAAACCAGTATTGGATGTAGATGCTAACGGAGTTGATTTTAAATGGTTCCGTGATTTAGACAGCTTGCCTGTTGATAAAGAAAATTATACTTTAATTGATGGTGTACGCCACCACATTTGGACATTACATCATAGTGATGATGGTAGTTGTGATTATTTAAGGTTAGGTTTTAGTCGTATGAATAGTTTACATACATACGTTTTAACAGCTTTAGCTCCTGAAACTGATTATGAGGAAGTATCAAAAGGTGTTTACCGTATTTTGAAATCAGCATAATTGTTCGTATATTCACGTATAATAAAAACAAAAACAACAAAGGAAAAAAATAAAAGTTATGACAGAGATGATTAAAGAAATGGATGAAATAGTTAAAGAACATTTTCTTGATTTTATTGAAAATGGTATTGAAGAAGGTGTAATAGGTTTAGATTATGCTGAAGAAGTGTTTGAATATGAATATGAAGTACCATTTACCTATTTCAAAATGTTTTATGGTGAAGATGAAGAATTAGCCAAAGAAACATTTGATAGAATATTTGGTTACCAGAAATAAGGTTCGTATATTCACGTATAATTAAAACAAAGGAAATAAAGGTCATGACAAAACAAGAAAAAGAAATCATTAGACAAGAACTGATGGAGTGTGTAGGGCATTATGTTAATGACGCACAATTAGAAATCTATATTGAGGATTTGGAATCCTAACCCATTATTCGTATATTCACGTATAATTAAAAACAAAAACAACAAAGGAAAAATGAAAGTTATGACAAAGAAAGAAAAAGATAAATTAGTAATGGATTACATTTACATGGATACAGTAGCTAACCTAGCTATGGGTGTTGATGTTAAAGGTGAATTTTATAAAGCTGCTTTATGTGGTGATCTTAATGCTAATCTTGATTTAAAATTAGAAGATAAGTCTATTGAATACATCAATGGGTATGTTGATTTTTTGCTTGAACAACCTGGGTTTTTTGAGCAAGCAAAAGGTTTGGGAGTTGCACGTGCACTACAAATAATTGGAGCACTACCTTGTTCGGATACCGCAGCTTAATTTCGTATATTCACGTATAATAAAAACAAATAAAACAAAGGAAAAAAATAAAAGTTATGAAAAAATTTAATAAATACGGTGCCGCGCACAAAAACCCAATGCACAAACTGTTAATTGATGCTGGGATGACTGATCTACAAATGATTAGTTGTTTTTACAATAACGAAGGTAATGATGGTATTGCTATAACAAACTACCAACCTGAATTGGCTTCATCAATTTTAGAGGCTTGTGTTAATATGCACAAAGGTGCTATGAATATGATTCAAGCAGGTACTTTAACTATTGAAGAATACAAAGCTGAGTTGCTTGAACAATTAACTACCGAGCTTATCCCATATCTAAAACCAAATCGTGTATGGCGAGATGATTCAGAAAAAGATTCTGAGGAATACTACAGAGCTAAAATTTTAACTTACTGTGACATTTATGCTCTTGAGCAATTAGGTGTTATTCCAAGTGATGAATACAACGGTATGAATTATGCGTATGCAAAAGGAAATGTTTTGGCTCCCACAGCCTAATTTCGTATATTCACGTATAATTAATAATTAAATAAACAAAGGAAATATGTCACAAATTAAAAAAATAAAAAATATCAAATGTTTGATTGTTAACCAAAATGGTGAAGGTCAAGGTTTAAAAACTGTATCTACTAGTAATGTTAGTTATGGTCGCATCCGTAACATTGTAGGTGGGTTAGTTGAAATATACCCATTTAAGATGATTTACAATAAGAAAAAATACTGGATGGTTGTTAATGAGGAAGGTAGAATGCAATTTGATAAACCAGGTCAATTTATGCCCTTTACTTGTGGTATGATGAATGCAGAATTTGAATACACCTACGGTGGTAAAGCCCACCCTGAAGATTTGATGTTCAATGGTATTCAATTGGTTAATATGTTTGGTCCCAATGCTATTATTAATCACTATGGTCCGTTAGTGTTTATTGAAGCACTAGAAGGTGAAACTGATACATTTAGTGATTACTGGCAAGAACATAAAGCTGTATGTTAATTTATTTGGTTACCGCAAAATAATTTCGTATATTCACGTATAATTAATAATTAAATAAACAAAGGAAAAAAATAAAAGTTATGAAAAAGCAAAGTTTTAATCAAGAGTTGTACAATAAAGTTGTTAAAAACACTGAAATGTTACTTGACAAAGTAGTTACCCAAAATGCTATTTTTAATAATGGTGTTAATGACATTAAACAAGCATATCAAATGACACTTAAAGCCAACCCAGGTTCTAAGGATGTTGATGTATTAGATGATT